CGCGTGCCGTTCGTCGTTCCGTCAAGAGCGATAAAGTCGTCTGAGGATGACGCACTAGCCGTCGTGGAAAGGGAATTGATGCGGATGTCGGCCATGTTATGTGACGGCTATAAATTGATTGCTGCTGCTGTCGATAAACCTATCTCCCGAAGACGTAACCAAGCTGTAGATGATGTCGGGCTCCACCGTCTGGGGACGGCTCATCAAGACATCACTCCAAAACTCCCTGTCTGCTCCTAAAGGGGTTAGCCCCTTGTTGGACGTAAATGGGCGGGTGAGGATTGGAACGTCAAACTGCATTAGGGACGAGTCATTATCACGGAGCCCCAAAACTCCTGATCCACCCAAACAGGAACTACGGTTTTGTTAGGAACAAATGGGCGTATCAGAATTGGAACATCCAACTGCATTACAGGTAGTTAAGCTCTTGCACTTCCACTACAACGTCCGTGGCGTCATCCCGAATGGCCTTGGCCTTCAGGGCCATCGTACGGGTCCAATAGGCCGTACTACCATCGGGATACTGGAAGCCAAGGGAGGTGGTTGGATTGGTGGACCCATCGAACGTCACGCGGGCGTTAGCCCCCGTAAACTGGACGAACACATGGGTGGTGTCTGCATTGAGCGACGAGCAGATAGCTGCGGCGGTGCTGCTGATGGTCACTTGGGCATGGCTAACCCCATTCTGGGGGACAGCTTGCGAGGGAGTGTTTACGATGCGTGCGTTAGCCATGATTAGAAACGGGATTGAGATGTAGCGTGACTGCGGAACCGCGAAGCCACTCGGTTGGCATTGCGCTGGTTCATTGCGTTCTCCAATTCTAGCACAAGAAGGCTCTCGGCATAGGCTTCCTCAGCCGCCGCCTTCTCGTTCTGCCCGTCATACCGCAGGAAGTCGGCAAAGGCCGAGTGGGCGGCGTAATGGAAGAACTCAAGAGGGATGTTCTGGTTGGTGGTGCTGTTGTAGTCCCCGTCCCAGCGCTTCTTGTAATCGACGTAGAATGTGGTGAGACTATCCGTGTTGCTAATCACTTTGGCCCCATTGGCAGTTACCACGAACTCAAACTCATCAACGCTATTGGTGACGTAAGGGGCCTCGTCGTAGACACGCAGGAACGTGTCAATGCCGTTGAGCGTGGCCTGATCGAACGGTATGACACTACCCGATGCGGCCCTAGCCTCGCCCAGCACTAGGTAGCGCGGCCAATAGGCGCTCCTGCGGTAGGCATTGTAAATGCGACGGTTGATGAAACTACCAACCAGCGTCTCTTCAGCGGAGGTGTACGACGTGTTGCCGCTCAGCCCCTTCACCAAGGAGAGAAGATTGCTGTAGGTGTCGGTTTGCATCAAATCTTATTTGGAGCCAAATGGGGGAACTTCTTCTGATGGTAGCGGATGAATTCCTTGCTGTTTACCTCATGCCGGCCATACTTCCGTAACAATCTGAAATACTCGTCCTTGGGGTAGAAGGCTACGGCCTTACCCAAACCCGGGATTGTCCTGTGGTTCTTCCACTTGCTGGCCTCATGCGCGGCAACGATTTCCTCTTTCTTCTCGTTGGCCTTGATGAGCTCAAATCCCGTCTTTATCTCCCGAATCAGGGCATCCTTTACGGCCCCTTCCCCGGGAAGGCTGGTGATGATGTGCATAAAAAAGGAGGCGCACCCCTAAGGATGCGCCCCCATTCTAGCAGCGTGTCTTGGTCTTAGGCGAACTTCGCCAGATCAAGGATACGCAGGCCAATGACAATCTGACCAGCGGTGAGGGACGCGACGGCCGAGTCAGTTACCTTGATGTAGATGTCGGTGTCAGCCGTGACAAACTTCACAGCCTGAGACAGGCCGGAGGTGCTCACCGTGGTGCCAGCGGTAAACTGGTCGCCCGTGTTGAACACCGGGGTGGTCATGGCATCAACGTCAAGGGCGTTGATGAACTCATCGGGGTCAGCCGAGGTGGTGCCAACGTCGATCACCAGCGAGGACGAGCCCGCGATGTCAACGGTGTTGGCAACACCAGCCAACTCCACCGCACCATGAGCCGGAATCTTCGCAATGACGCGGGTGCCGCCGTTGCCGATGGCAATAAGGTCATTGTAATCCAGCACAACCACATCGGTGAAAGCACCGAGTTCGTTGATAGCAACTTTAGCCATTGTAGTGGTCTCCTTGGTTTGGGTTAGCTGAGGACGGTGATCTTGCCGTGCGCGCCGGGGTGAGCCACCTTCAGCGTGCCGGTCCAGTCAACATAGCCGCGCTCGCCACCGCCGAGATTCGGCAGACGGGTGGAGCCGAGCGGAATGAGCTCGCCAACCGAATAGAAGTCAGGATTGAGCAGGTAGCCCGTATCCTTGTTCGTGGTGTCGGGAGCGCAATCGGGGTTCATGTCAACGATGGTGACAATGCCATGATCCGACTGATACTGGCCAACGGACAGCTTGATAAGGCCGGAGGCCGAATTGCTGTTGAAGTTGCGGATCGGGCCGGTGGACGAATCAGCGCGGGCGAAGTCGCTGATGACGCGGCGGAGGGCCGTGTCGGCAACCAGCGTCAGGCTGTTGGTCACACCGCTCACGCGATAGATCGACGTGATGAGGTTGTTGAGGACGGTTTCCGAGAACGTGCCCGAACCGTGGATGGAGGTGGACGGAGTGCGATAGTCGGCAGGAACGTCCGCCGGACCCGAGGCGTTAATCCAGTTGCCGAGGCCACGAAGGGTGTAGGCGACGCCGCCACCATTCTCAGCCGCACGGTCCTGAGTGCCGAGGAGGGTCTTCTCCACGTCACGCTTGAGCTCCTTGACGGCCTTCATCTCAGCACGGGCGATGTCCTGCGGTCCAACCGAGGAGACGGCCTGCTGGAAGTCAGACACGCGATAGGAGCGGCGGAGCTTCTGGACATAGTTGCCAAGGCGGGCAACCGACTCAAACTTGTCGTCGAAGTCGGTGACATCCGCGCCTTCGCTCACCGCCGTCGAGGACGGGGTGGCCAGCTTGTCCACGCCATACTCAACAAAGGTGGCGTTGCACTTGAACTTGTCGGCGGAGCTGAGAACGGGCGTCTCAGAAGGAGCCAGCATCGACATGGCGTCCTGAAGGTCCTCACGATTGAGGGCCGCGCTACCGGGGGAGGTAGTATCGTAGGTATTGCTGAATGACATGACTAGTTAGGATTTACGTTTTGAGATTTGAGCTGCACGGAGGGCGATGAAATCACTAGGGTTTCCTGTTTGCTTAAATCGGCTTTCAATGTCCTTGATGCTCTTGTCCGCACGGGATTCCGTGCGTTCAGGGGCAGCTGCGACAGTACTTGGGGTTGAGGGAGGATTGATGGATGGCGATTTTGGTTTGCTATCCATATCAATGAGCTTGCGGCCGTAGATGGAGTTGGCGGCATGGGCCACCAAATACTCAATCTGTGGAGCAATCTCCGGCACCGACTCCTTCATCCTCTTGAGTCGAGGGTCATTGACCATCGCTTCAAAACGCTTACGGGTGTCGTTGTCGTCTCCTTCCAGCCAAGGCAATTCCTGCTTGGCCAGCTTCTTGAAATTCTCCTCCATCGCAGCCCTCTTGGACCGTTCCTGCAATTCCTTATACTGTGCAGGAATGAACTTGGTCTGACGACGGCGTGCGTTGCGGAGCATTTCCCTTACAGCCGCCTTGGAATACTGCTTTCCGTCAGCCTCGTAGGCTACGTCATCAGCACCAAGGTCCTCCGACCGGAAAAGAACGTCCTCAGCAAACTCAACGAAGCTGTCCACCTCCGCCTTTTCTTTCAGCAGGGCTTCCTCGCTGTCTATTGATTCGTAAGGGTTGTTCTCAACCTTGGTCTCGGGGATTTGTCGCTGAGCCTGTTGAATGGCTGCTTCCAGCGCGGCGGCTTTCTCTTCGGCCAGCTTTCGCTTGGCTGTCAGTTCCGCTATCCGCTTTAGCAAGCCGCTCTTGCCCTTTTGGGCCAGCTCGGCAATCTCATCGTCCGTAAGGTCCTCAACATCCTTTGAAAGAACCTCCTTCGGGGACACCTCCTTCGGCTTGGACTCGCCCTCCTGTGAGGGGGATTCCGCCTTGGGAGCTTCCGCCTTGGGAGCCGATTCAGACTGGGCGGCTTCAGGCTTTGGAGCCTTGGCACTCAGTTTGGCGATTCGGGAGGACAGGAAATCCTTCTCCGTCATCGGCTTAGTTTCTGTTTCCACGGCTGGCTTAACGTCTGCCGCGTCCGACGTAGTGACTTCTGACATAAGAGTGGCTATCCGCCGTATTTAACGCCCCGGCGACTGCGATTGGGCGAATGCTATCACAAGCCTTTTGGTGCTTGACCATAAGCCACATGACATGGCTGTATAAGACACCATGATTGACGACAAATCGCTAGAGCGTCTCCACAACAGCGAAGACTTCCTCAAGTTTCTTGACTACGTTCACGGGATTCGGGAATGGTGCATCTCGCAGATGCACGACATACCCACGGAAAGGCTCCAGCAGCTGAGTGGACGCATATTGGCCACGGAGGAAATCCTCAACGTGGCCAAGTATAGGGAGCTGTCTGAGAAGTGGAAGCGGATGAAGGAATAGCTACTGAGCCATTCCCTGCGTCTGAACTCCGCCCATCTGGGCCGGAGCCGTGCCAATCTTCCCGATTTGGGCATTCTGCGCCTGTTGCAGCTGGAATTGGTACTGCTGGATGTACTTCTGTAGACGGGCTTGGAAAGCCTCGTCCTGCTGCAAGCGCTGCATGACATCAGGCTGCTGGGTGTACTGTTGTATCACCTGCAATGCCACCTGCGCCCCGTTGGGCCGCGCACCCACCTCGATACCAGCGTAAATCTTGGACAGGTCATCCGTCACCTGCTTCACAATCTGCTGTTGAGCCTCTCCGGCAGGTTGTAGAACAGCGTCAGCAAGGGCAGGATTCACCGAAGAAGCCAAAGCCTCCAGCAAAAGGTCCATGTTGATGCGGCCATTGCGGTCGAGCTGCACCAAACTGACAAAGCGCTGAAGCTGGGCCTCAAGCGTTTCCGGGTCCGTGTTCAGAACATCGAACGTGATGTTGATGTCGAAGTCCTCATTCGGGTCGCCACGGCTGTAGCGCACCGGATCGGACGTGCCCGTGACGCGGAAGAACACCTGCTCGGGACCAAATCGCTGGTAGCACTTGAACGCGAGCTTCAGAACGTCGCGTACATGGCCAAGGAACTTATCCACATAGTACTGCTGGCGAACCCGCGACATCGGATTGGCGTGGTCCAGCCCCATGATGCGGTCGGCTTGGTCAATCTGCACCCGCTCCATCTCAATGCTGCCCGGGTTGTAGGGCGGAACGGGACCAAACTGAATCTCGCCCAGACGGCGATAGGGCACACGCGCACCCGGACCCCAGTCATTCGGCGGGAAGCCAGCGGGGTGGAGGATGGGCGGCAGCGTGGCCATGCTGTTGCGGTCGGTGCGGGCGTCGCGCTCCGCTTTGACGGCCCATTGCAGGCCCTTCAGCTGCTCGGGAACGGTGTTCAGCTCGTACAGCCGCTTGTTGTCTTCGCTGAGCTTGGTGACAACGAAGGGATAGTCATCGTAGCCGTTGAGGAGCTCATGCTTGGCATACTTCGGCTCCTCGGAAGTGCCCGTTTGCATGGAATGGAACACCGTGCAATAGATGCCTTCCGAATTGTCCTCCTGCGAGATGAGGCGCTGGTAGGCATAGATGATTTCATAGAGCTCATCCGTCTCGTTGGAGGCAGCCCGGCTGATTTGCGTGTTGGCTCGCGGGTCCGTGATGTCAACGGACGTGGCGAAGTTGTTGATTACGGCATCAGCCCAATCAGCATCCCAACCCTCCGTGGCCACCTTGTTGTTGATTTCCTGAGCCGTCATCAACACGCGCCAGAAACAATAGGGTGCCTTCTGGTAGTCGGTGGTGTAAGCGGGGAAGAATACGTCGCCATCAGGGGCAAGGGCACATACCTTGGGCGCATTCACCGACTGCCTGACAACGGGAAGCTCGGCCATGCCGGTTTTGCGAAGCTGCTTGATGGCCTTCTTCGCACGGGCATCCGTAACGCCCTTAAACTGCTCCTTCAGCAAGGTGGCAATCTGGTCGTCTGTCTTTCCGTCCACAATCAGCTGCGCCAAGTCGGGGCTAAGCTGGGCAATCTGCTGGAGATTGAGCTGCTGTAGAAAGGTGCGGTTTTCACGCATCCAGCCGACATAGCTCACCATGATGCCGCGCTCGAAGAGGTAGTTGGCCCCCAGTTCCATCTGGCGCTTGAAGTCCTTGATGTAGGACGAACGCATCCATTTCAGGAAGGCGGACGTAACACGGGCACGGGCCATATCCCCCATTTCAACGGGATAGGCTCGGATGTTCGCCCGCTCAAGCGATTCCATGCAAAGCGCAACGTAGGTGTTGATGCGCTCGTCAATGATGCCAGCCTCCGTGTCCGACGCTCCCTCAAACGGAAAGGCATCAGCGCCATGCTTTCGCAGGTCCTTCGACTTCCCGGGCCAGATGTTGCGGCGATAGTCGAAGCTGTCCCGCGTGCTCTGCAAATACCAATCCAAATCGCCAATCGTCCGCTCGTAAGCGTTCTTCAGCGCCGGTACGTCGGGCTTGCCCGATGCGAACGTCAGGGCTTCAGTTTGGTCGTTTTTCATTAGGTCTCAAGCGGCGTTGAATCTTGACGATGATGTTGTTGGCAAATCCCTTGTTCGCACCCACCTTGTCCGCCAGCAACTCCGGGGGGACGGGGTGGTAGCGGGCCTGAAGGGCGCGAGTCAAAATTTCAAAGCCGAGAAGACGGTCCATCTGCTCGGCCTGCCACTCGGGATTTAGGGTGATATCACTTTCCGAGCGCCTCATGCCGATAGGTGGTTCCGCCTTGAGCGTCCTTGATGATGTTGACGTAGATTGGTTTGCCGATAAGCCTATCACACCAGCTCGGTCTGATAGCCACCGGAACCAGCGGATGACCCTTGCCCAGATGGGCATACACCCAATGCGGATTGGGGGCACGTCTCACCACAATCATCTGCACGCGGGATGGCACGGCAAGGGGCACCTGCTTGTACAGGCGCAGCTTGTCCGCACCCTCTTCCGTGAACCAAGCCCCGTCCTTGTCCTTGCCCCATTCCTCTTCGGAGAGCTTCTCAGCCCTGAGCTGGATGAGCTCATGGTTCTTCAGGCCGAGCTCATTGGCCAAATCCTTGAATGTAATTCTATTCATTGTCTTAGTAAGCCTGTGACGCCAATCGTTTCACCCGCATGTCGTTGGGGTTGACATGCCGTATATCGGCAATGGCTGCATAGCGCAGGACATCGACGGGGTCCTTCCACGCCTCGTCCAGTCCTCCATCAGCCGTGTACTCCTGCAAGGCGGAGATGATGTTGGTGCAGCGGTCGGAAATGTAGAAATGGGGGCGGTTGAGGCTGTCCATCGGAGCCTTGCGATTGTAGGCCATCTTGGTCTGCAAGGCCTGTAGCCCGTCCTCAATGTCCAGCCCGGGCGCTGGAACGAACACCAAGCCAGCGTCGTTAAGGTCTTCTATGATGGACGATGCTCCGGTTTGCGTCTGGTATTTCTGGGCACCAAGACGCGGGTCAATCAGGCGTTCAAATATGTTGTCCGCCGTCTGCTCCTCCAGCCCCGTGATGAGGTCAACGTAGTCGCGTATGCCGTGGCCCAGTCCCTTGGCCGCAGGCCCGGGCATCCACTTGCCGCCACGCATCTCCGCCCAATCGCCATAGCTGCCATCAGGCCACTCCCTGTACACCCACCACGTCCCCGTCTCGTCCACCGCTATCCACACCATGAACCAATTCTTACGTCCGGCAGGGTCCAACACCATATACCTCGTCTTGCCCTTCAGGTCGATGGACTCATGCCTCACCACGTTCACCTCCAGCGAGAAGTTGGGGAACTTCGTGCTGAAGGACTTGGTGGCTATCCCGTAGGCGCGGGTCAGGATTTCATTCTCTGGTCGTCCGGCAAGGTCTTTGGCGATGCGCTCGTAGCCACCGAAGGGATTGTCCTTGCTGTGGAAGTAGATAATCCCCGCATCTCGGTTTCGGGATGCTTGGAGGTAGGGCACGCTTTTTCCTGCGAGCAATTCGGCTTCCTTTGCCTGCAAGGTAGTGGCTCCCTGCACATAGTCCCGCACGACTTCGGTGTACCCATCAATAGGTGTAAAAGTAACAATGAGCTTGCTATTCCGAGTAGCCAACCGGAAACGTAGGGTGGCCAGAAGCTCCGGTCCAATGAGGTATTCGTCGCACCATGCACCAATATTAATCCACTTAGGAGCAGGGCACCCAAGCTCAGCACCTTCAAGAATAGTATCGTTGTTGAGATATTGTGCATAGGTTTTGAAGATGATGGAGCTTTTACTGTTTGGAAGAATAAGACTGGACTTGCTGAATCCATTCTTTCTTGTGTACGACACGTTTTCCTCCGTTCCCAGCACCTTGGCCCTGTACTCCTCGGGAAGCGCATCATACACGGCACTCTGCTGCTGACGAATGGACACATCAGCATTCTGTGCAAAGCACATTATGACAGATTGATGGTTCTCTACCGCAGCCTTCACCACGGCATGGGCCGCCCAGCTTGTCTTTCCGCTGCGATTGCCCCCGCTGACAAGGAGCTCGGAGTGTGTAGACAACAGCTCCTCCGCGTCCTTCCAATGGGGCAGCTTCCATCCATACCTGTAGGAGTCCTTGCGGGCGTTGGCTATGGCCTCATGGTAGATTTTCCACAGCTTCACCAGCTCCTTAGGCTCCAAAGCCGCCATCTCCTCGTCGGAGGGCGGCTTCAGAATGGGATGGGGCTCCCACTTAAGCATCAGCTCTTGCCGTTAAGCGACCAGACGTAGCTGCGGGAACGGCCCAAGGCCTGTTCCATGTCCTGACGCAGCAGGTCCACCTGCTTCTGCAAGGCTATCTGGACAGCCAGAAGGCCTTCAAAGGAGTCAAGGACGCCCATCAGCATCCCCGCCACCTGCTTCTTGTCGAACGTCTCTTCCTTCTTCAGCTTTGATTTCTTCTTTGTTTTCTTCATGGGAAATATCCTCCTTGGCTGGCGTCACATCCACCTCAATGGGGGCCCGCTTTGCCCGTTTCTTGGCCTCTTCTATGGCCTTTGCCGCATCCTCAAGGCTGGGAGCACCACTCCTGTGCTCCACCACCACCCTGTTGCCTTCCGTGGCCATAAAGAACTTCTCGGCGTAAATGCCATAGCTCATGGCTAGGTCGCGGATGTTCACCCGCTTCAGGGCCGTCTCATCCTCCGCCAGCATCTTCATCTTCTCCTGCTGGAGCAGCCTAGCCCCCTCAATCAGCTCCATCGCATCCTGAGCCACAATCTCCCTGCGCTTGTCCAGCAGGTCCTTGTGCCTAGCCCTGAGGCCCACCAGCGTGTACCAATCAATGCCCTCCTCCCGCATGATGGCCTTCCAAGGCTTGCCCTCCGCCATCAGCTCCAAACACCTAGCCGCCTTCCTCGGATCACGGGCCTCCACCAGCCGTCGATTCTCTCCGGCTGCAACAATGGCCTTCATCATCTCCTTCTTAACGGCTGCCCCTTCTGTCATAAGCCAATCTAAGCAGCGCTATTACTAAAATACAAGCTAGGAAATCTTTAGCGTGTAACTTTATACCTACACCTCCAAACATATGATAATGTGGAGTACTACTATGAAAGTTACCAAAACAGACCCTAATAGGTTGGCCAAAATTTACGCATGGAGAAAAACTGAAAAGGGAAGAGCCTACGTTAAAAAGTGGTCTGACATTGCTACTCAAAAGCGAAAAGAAAAGCAGGCTTCACTTCCCCCTAAGCCTCCTAAGCCAAGCAGAGATGAGCTGCTACAGAAGCGCAGGGAGTGGCAGAGGGCGTGGAGAAAGACCGAGGCTGGAAAGCAGAGCCGCAAGCGCGAGTTCTCAAGCCCTCAGGCTAGGCTAAGAAAGCGCATAAGAAGGAGGCTCAGGAGTCTTGTCATATCGGCCAAGGTGTCTGACAACAACTACGAGCTTATTGGATGCACGCCAGCATTCTTAGCCAAGTGGCTTGAGAGTAAGTTTCAGGATGGCATGTCTTGGTCAAACATGGGCGCGTGGCATATAGACCACATTGTTCCATGCTCAGCATTTGACCTCTCCGATAAGGACCAACTTCTTCGATGCTGCCACTACACCAACCTCCAGCCGCTATGGGCCAAGGACAATCTGGCCAAGTCTGACCTCATAGCTGCCCATACACAGGAAGAGCTTCCAATTAAATTAACAATTTAATTGCTGATAACGAAGAACTTGTGAGATCGCAATAAATTGTTTGTCACTAAAGTGCCCTCTCCCCCGTCCCCTAATTCCAAAACTACTGATGGAGAGTGTTACCAAAACACCCCACTTAGGTAGTAGTGGCTAGGATTGGCAACATGGCACCTGTCTAAATTTTTTTTAAACTGATTGGTTGACCCGATGGATTGGCCACCCCACCCCTGATGTTGACCCCCTCCCCCCCCGTCTAAATTGAGTGGAGCTGTGGTGATGCCAAAG